GTGGTACAGATGTCCTTGTACACAAGTATCTAGGCCCTTCAAATCCAGACGAAGCAGACGCTACGCCTGCACAACCTCGCTATGATGCTGTTAAAGAAACTAACATACAGGATATGTTATTCTTAGAAAATAGAGATCGCAAATACGATCCAGACATTTATACAATACGTGGCATTTACAATATTCAAGATATTGACTTTGATATGAGTCAATTTGGTCTATTTTTACAAAACGATACATTGTTTATGACAATTCCAATCAACTATAGTGTTAGAACACTAGGGCGTAAAATTATGCCAGGAGATGTTATTGAACTTCCGCATTTAAAAGACGAATATGCACTTAATGATTATACTGTAGCACTAAAACGTTTCTATGTTGTAGAAGACGTAAACAGAGCCGCTGAAGGATTTACACAAACTTGGTATCCACATTTATACAGAATTAAATTAAAACAAATTGTTGATTCACAAGAGTTTAAAGAAATACTTGATTTACCTTCAGAAGAAGGAAGTACAAACACACTACGTGATGTTCTTAGTACATACGAAAAAGAAATGCAAATTAACAATGCAGTAGTTGCACAAGCAGAAGCTGATGCACCTAAGGCAGGATACGATACTACAAACTTATACACGTTAGCTGTAAACAAAGACGGCAAGCCTGATCTAGTTACAGTTGATATGAATGATTTGGATTCTAGTTCACAAGAATTATTAGCTGACAGAATTAATCAAACTCCAGAACGTACAGGATATCAAGGTTACTTACTTGGCGATGGTATTCCACCTAACGGAGAAGCGTTTGGACATGGGGCAAGTTTCCCTACAAATTCAATTGAAGGAGATTATTTCCTAAGGACAGATTTTATGCCTAATAGATTATTTAGACAAGACGGAAGTCGATGGGTCAAACAAGAAGATAATGTACGTATGACATTGACAAATACAGATTCACGTGCTACACAAAAAGGTACTTTTGTTAATAATACTGCTAGTAATATTATTGGTGGCGAAACTGTAACAGAAAGACAACCATTGAGTAAAGCACTCAAACCAAAGGCAGATAATTAATGCAACACTTCTATGATGGACAAATAAGAAGATACATTACTCAAATGGTAAGACTACTGAGTAATTTTTCTTATGCTGATAGCAAAGGTAACTTAACACAAATTCCAGTCATGTATGGAGACATTACAAGACAAGTTGGTGCTATTATAAAAGACAATAGTGAAAATAAAATACCAAGTGCGCCACGCATTGGGGTGTATGTTACTGGCATGGAAATGGATCGTACAAGAACTGCTGACGCAACCTATACAGGTAAGGTGCATCTTAGAGAACGTACTTATGATGAAAACAGTAACGAGTATTTAAATACTCAAGGTTCAAACTATACTGTTGAACGATTAATGCCAACACCGTATATGTTGAATATTAATTGCGACATTTGGTCAACTAACACAGAACAAAAATTACAGATTTTAGAACAGATATTAATGTTGTTTAATCCAAGTTTAGAAATACAAACTACAGACAACTATGTAGATTGGACTTCGTTATCAGTTGTTAATTTAGAAAATATTAATTTTAGTTCAAGAAGTATTCCTATGGGAGTTGACACTGAAATTGATGTTGCTACACTAGGATTTCAAACACCTATTTTTATTAGTCCTCCTGCTAAGGTTAAGAAGTTAGGAGTTATTACAAATGTTATAATGAGTATCTTTGATGAAACTAAAGGAACTATCGACTTAGGACAGTCAATGCCAGAACTTAATGCATACGATGATAGCTGGAACAACTCTATTAAGAACAAAGATGCAGATGGTAGAATACATCTTCAAGTTACAACAGCGTCAGGCTATGATGCTATTGTTACTAACACTATCGTTCAACTTGGTAAAAACGGAATTAGTGGAGAAATCAATTGGCGAGAAGTACTTGAATCTGAACCTGGTGAGTATGCCGCAGGATTAAGTAAAATATATTTAAATAGAATTGACTTAGCCGCACCGGTTGTAGGTACATTTGCACTTAACAACTTAGACGAAACACAAATTATTGTTAATTGGGACGAAGATACTATTCCAACTAATACAGTATTAGGATTACCAAATAGTCCACAAAAAGGAACTATTGATGCAATTATTGATCCGACTAGAGTTAACCCAGTTAACTTAAAAGTAGCTGGCACTAGAATACTTTTATTAGGTGATATTGGTGCTACAGCAAACACAGATGGTGCCGATGCTTGGAAAGACTCTAGTGGTAATGACACACTAGTTGCTAGTGAAAACGACATTATCGAATGGAGTGGAACACAATGGCAAATAGTATTTGACTCAAGCACAAAAAATAACCCAGCAACTGATGTTACATACACAACCAATTTAACTTCGGGTATCCAATACAAATGGGATGGTACAGAATGGACACTATCCTTTGAAGGCGAATATCGAAAAGGAAGCTGGCGCTTAGTACTCTAAATAAGTACTTGTATGGAACAAATTATTTGTAGTGGTGCATTATTCTATTCGTTGACAACACAACGTTTCTTATTCTTACATCGCACACAATCAAAACAAAACAATGTTTGGGGTCTTGTTGGCGGGACCAACGAAGATAAAGAAATCCCTTATAAAGCTCTACTACGTGAAGTTGAAGAAGAACTTGGTAGTGTTCCAAAAATTATCAAATCAATACCGTTAGAAACGTTTGTAAGTAATGATGATAAATTTCAATTTCATACTTACTTGTGTGTTGTAAAGGATGAATTTCTCCCTGTTCTAAATGATGAACATAATGGATATGCATGGGTTAGTTTTCAAAATTGGCCAAAGCCGTTGCATATGGGATTGCGTAACACACTCCAAAATAAACAAAACTTAACAAAACTTCAAACAGTATTTCAACTAGTATCATTATTACAAGAATCGGAAAGTTAAATGATTAAAGTTTACGGCGACATAATGTTAGACCGATGGATTTTGGGTAATACAAATAGAATAAGTCCAGAAGCACCTGTACCTGTTTTACTTGAAGAAGCCCAACAATATAGCATTGGTGGTGCAGGAAATTTGGCTCTTAATATTAAATCTATCAATGGAGACGTTGCATTATATGGTAGTATTGGTCAAGACGATGACGGATATAAACTACTTGAAATGCTTGGTAACACAAAAATTCAAGCAAACATTGCATCTGATCATGCTGTCACAACAACTAAAACTAGACTAGTTGGACAAGGTGGGCAACACATTATGCGTTGGGACCGTGAAGAAAAATATGTAGGTACAAGTAGTTTACATAGACTACTTGATTCACTAACTGCTGACGATATTGTTTGTGTAAGTGATTATGCAAAAGGTACAGTACGTGAGCAAACAGTAGAAAAGCTATTAAAACGTAAATGCAAAGTTTTAGTAGATCCTAAACAGCATCCTAGTTATTACACAAATGCATACCTAGTTAAACCAAACATGAAAGAATATGTAGAATGGTTTGGCAAATTTGATATTAAAGATGCTCAACAAAATTTGCAAACATATGGTTGGGAATGGCTTGTTGTAACTGATGGTGCTAACGGTATGCATATAATTAATGCACAAGAAAGTTGGCATTGTAAAGAAGAAGTGAGAGAAGTTGCTGACGTAACAGGTGCTGGTGATACTGTACTTGCTATCATTGCATATGGTATTGAACAAGGAAGAGATGTAGTTGAATCATGTAAATTAGCATGTTATGGAGCGGCACGTATTGTTGAAAAACGTGGTGTTGCTGTTGTAACCAAAAACGATTTATCAACTGGAATTGTATGGACTAACGGAGTGTTTGATATACTACATATAGGCCATTTAAAGCTACTAAGACACGCACACACGCTTGGAAAGCGCCTCGTGGTGGGCATTAATAGCGATGCAAGTGTAAAGCGTTTAAAAGGCGAAACTAGACCCATTAACGATGAACAAACCCGTAAAGCCGCTTTGTTAGAATTAGGGTTTATTGATGAGGTAATTATATTTGATGAAGATACTCCATTAGAAACTTTACAAAATGTCTTGCCCAATATAATTGTTAAAGGCGGAGATTATACAGTTGACACAGTAGTAGGAAACCATTTAGCTGATGTAGTTATATTTCCAACTATTGCCGGTGCGAGTACAACTAAACTTATAGACAAAATGAACGAGGTTGCAGAATGAATATTTTAATTACAGGACATGAAGGTTTTATTGGTAAACATCTTGGATCGTACTTACAACATAAAGGACACAATGTTGAAGGGTTTGAATGGAAGCCCAATGTTATTCCTGATCCTGAACCATATGATAGGGTAATCCATTTAGGTGCTATTAGTAGCACTACTGAACGAGACATTGAAAAAATTATGGAACAAAACTATGAGTTTTCAATGCGTTTGTTACAACTATGTGATCAAAAAGGAACATCAATGATGTATGCTAGTACTGCTGGTGTATATGGTGATACGTTTGTAGAAAATTCTAAACTACAACCACAGAGTGCATATGCATGGAGCAAATATTTGTTTGATAGATTTGTAATGCAAGTTCCAGAGTTTATGATTAATGTACAAGGTTTTAGATTCTTTAATGTATATGGACCAGGTGAAGAACACAAAGGTGACCAACAAAGTGTATTTGGAAAGTTTGAAAAACAAGCCAAAGAAACAGGAGTTATCAAAGTGTTTGAAGGCAGTAATAAAATTGAAAGAGATTTTATTCATGTTGGCGATGTATGTGAAATTATCGAAAAGTTTATTGATGTTGACAATACAGATATATGGAATGTTGGTACAGGTACGCCTCGTTCATTTATGGATATTGCTGAACTGTATGCCAAAAAGTATAATGCTAAAATTGAAGAAATTCCTATGCCAGATGAGCTTAAAGGACAATACCAGTATTACACCTGTTCAGACAATAACAAGTTAATTAATAGTATAGGTGTTCATAATTTTAGAACAATTGAGGAGTATATAAATGCCAGCAAGACATAGTGGTAAAGTAGATAAAGGTTGGGGATATGAATTAATTTGGGCGACCAATGATTTATATTGTGGAAAAATTATGGTTTTTGAAAAGGTTGGTGCAAAGTTTAGTATGCACTTTCATAAAGAAAAAGATGAATCATGGTTTGTAAATGCTGGATCATTTAAATTGCGTTATATTGATACGCAAACAGCTACAGTTATGGAAAAGGTTTTAGGTCCAGGAGACACATGGAGAAATCCACCATTGATGCCGCACCAATTAGAAGCACTTGAAGCAGGTAGTAGTATTACTGAAGTAAGTACACCCGATTCTATTGAAGATAATTTTAGAATTATTCCAGGTGATAGTCAAGGTGTTATAGTACAACCAGAGGCTACTTCAGATGCAAATCCACAAGGCTAATTTAGATTTAAATTTATCTCAGTTAAAACATAATTGCAGTTTTGTTTATCAACAAATTATAAACGAAATTGCAATACCCAACCTAAGTCTTGAAACACAACATACTTCAATACCTACCGCAGTAAGTCAGTATTATAATTTATTTACAAGTATTATGCCTGGGATGTTTGAACTACAACGTTCAATAAGAGAAGAATTTAAAAACATCGAGCATGACACTAGTTTAGAATATTGGATCGTTGGTTGGTTAAACTATTGGCCTAATAAAGGTCGTACACTAGAATGGCACGGTCATGAATACGGAGATAATGATAATTGTTTCCACGGATACTTAGGTGTACACAGTGAGCCTTCACAAACATTATATCGCAATATAGGCGAAGAAGAAATTACTAGCGTTGAAAACAAAAATGGTCAACTAGTTATTACTAATAGCAAAGGCGTTGAACATATGACTAGTGATTGGGAACAAGATGATCCTCGTATTACTATTGCATTTAACATACAACCTAGAGAAACTGTGTTACAAGAAATAGGTAATAAACTTAATTACTATGTCAGTCTTTAGAGAATTATTTTCTATTCCTATATTGGAACATAGTGTTCCGGAACGCATTGCAAATGAAGTTGAACAGTTTGTAGTGCCAAGACTGTCTTCAATTCCAAGACCTGATAACAATGCTCCTCACGCTACTGATTACTTTGAAGATAAAAAAGTAGTACATCTAATTAACGATGTGCCTGAGTTATTTGGTGAGATACAAGATTGTGTTAATAGGTTTCAACAACAATCTAGTATTAAACATCTACATGACGTTAATCAATATACTTGGTGGACACAAGACTATCACGAAGGCGATATACATACTGAACACGAACATGGTATGAATAAGATATCAGGAGTGTATTGGGTAAGAGCTAATGAAAACGCTGGTGGGTTATGTTTTAGAAATCCTAATCCATATGTTGAATATGCACATAACGAAAACTCACAGTACGGCCGCCGACAATTCGAATTCCAACCTATAAAGGGCAAGTTATTACTTTTCCCTTCTTACTTAAAACATGCAGTAATGCCTAGTAGTAAAAACGTTGTTCGAACTACTATAGCATTTAACGTAGTACGTTAAGCCTGAGCTTCACCCCATCTTAGAATAATGTTCGCTTTAGTATCTGTACCACCCGTTTTATAAACGTTAATTGCTAATACGTCTGGACCATTTGGATATGTTCCTCTGCCACCTAGTGTGGTATTAGTTAACTCTTTCAATGAGCTTAGAGATAATGAACTTGATTGTCCTGGTGTTGCAATAAAGGAGAATACAGTTTCACCTGGCTGTGCATAAGGTGGTTGTCCAAATAAGAACCCTACTGTATCACCTGCTGTTATCGTTGCATTTGAACTCTGTGTAAACGTTACTCTGTAATATGTTGTTGAACCAAATGATAGTTCTTGCACACCAGCAACCGCAGTACCCGCTGAGAACTTAGAGTCTTCAACAATGTCGCCTGCAATAGCGCCTGTTGCGTTCCAGGTTGTTTCTGTAAAGAACAAGTAGTTAGCACCAGTTAAATCTCCACCAATTCTAAATGTTACTGTTGGATCAGCATTTTGTACGTTTATATTTTGATTAAATCTTAAACGTACTCTACCGTACCATGGTTCTTGATAAACTTCTTGAATAGTTCTTGGATTACTTGAATAGTTGTTACTACCTGATGCAGTAACCTGCACACCTGTTGTAACTTCGCCATTTAAAGCGGCAAACTCTGCCGTTGACAAATACTGATATCTACTATTTCTATTACCGTATAAGAATTCAGCAGTTTGTGTCATTGGACCTTGTACTGTTGCACTTCTAATAACCTGTGTAGCACCAGTTGACCATACAACAGAACCGCCCGGAGCAACTTGAGCAAAGCTCGGTTGTCCACCAGCCGCCGCACCAGTTAGTGCAGACCAACCAACATCATTTGGATTAATTGGATAGTTTTGTGGATTCAAAATTCCTTCAACAACAATACCGCCAGTAATTGGATTATTTGAACTATCAAATCCATCTGATGTAATTTCAATACCTTCAAGTAGTAACTGGGCTCTGTTTAATAGTTCTCTTTCACCTAAGTCACCAACAATAGCGTTACTAACACTAGGTGCTAGTCTTAACATAAACACAGTATTTCTTAATGTACTAATATCGTTACCTGCAGAAGCGTATGAGAAAATATAACCACGGTCTTCATCAAATCCACCGTCTGTTAGGAACGCTGAACCCCAGTGTGATATGATTGGAGTAATTGTATTACTAATCAAAATTACACCAGTTCGCTCGTCATGTGGTACAGCACCACCTGCTGTATAAGTTCTTGTTGCACCTGCCGCAAAGTTTGTTAGTGGAGCACTTCTAGTACACCCTGTTAGGGTATCACCTGTTACACCAGTATAAGATATCATTTCGTTATCAATAATAACTGTACCAGTTGTTGGGAAGAATGAAGATGTAATCAATGGAATTGTATTTTGTGTTGCATCCATTGCCGCCGCTAGCCTATCATTTGGACCTTCGTTAGTAACTTCATAACGCACAGGCATGTTACCAGTACGCATAAATGCTTCTGTGTTAATGTTTGAGTTACGCATTCTGTGATAGAAAATAAAGTTACCATCATCACCACGTAGCATGTAGTCAATAAAACC